AGCTATAACACAAGAACGGCTGCTCTGATGTTCGTTTACTTGTTTTACAAGATGTCCTGTCTTAAAAATCCGCCTAGATATTATAAGTTACTTGAAGGCTCTATGATAGTTTTCGGTATTTATTCAGTTACTATGGCACAATCCGCTGACGTCGGTTATGGAAGCGTCAGGTCTATTATTGAGCGAATACCTTATTTTAAACAGAAATTTCAACATGACCACCGCACTAAACGCAAGATGGTATTTCCCGGCGAAGATATGCAAATAATACACGGCTCTAATGAGTTACATATCTTAGGAAAGGATATTTATTCTATGTATTTAGATGAGGTAAACTTTATGAGGGACAGCAGCACTGCTCCTAACAGAAGCGCTGACACTCAGGTGGCTATGGGGCAAGCAGCTGAAATTTATAACGCAGCTCGTAGCCGTATTAAATCAAGGTTCATGCGAGCTGGTGGAACTTATCCTGGTATGACTTTTTTAATCTCGTCTAAAACTTCTGTGAATTCATTTCTTGAAAGCCACATTAAAAAGATTAAAGTTGACATTGATGAAAAGCGAACTTTTGTAGCTGATTTTTCTCAGTGGGAAGTTCGTCCAAAAGAAATATATATTTTACCTAAGTTCAAAGTCCAAATAGGCAATGCTATCCACCCGTCTAAGATACTCGAAGAAGGTATGGAGCAAGCCCCAGCTACAGAAACAGTGGAAGTCCCCGGAGAGTTCCGCAAAGAATTTACGGATGACCCTGAACGGTCGTTAAGAGAAATCGCTGGTATTTCTACTATAGGCGTATCGCCACTATTTAGGGACAAGTCACCTATCCACGATTGTATAGACAAGTCTATGAGGCACCCATTCACCCGCGAAGTTATAACAATTTCGGTAATGTCTGATGTAGAGCTCACAGACTATTTACTAACCGAAGTTATATTCAATATAGAGGGTGGGAGTTACGTTCCGAAAATAAATCCAGAGGCTGCTCGCGCAGTCCATCTAGATTTATCGTTGAAAGATGACGCTACTGGTGTAGCAATGGGGCACATTTCTGGTATGAGGCAGGTCAAGAAGATGCGTTTAGACGGGACGTATTTTATGGATACAGAACCTTTAATAGTTATTGATTTTATGTTGTGTATAAAAAGTTCCAGTGGTTCGCAGGTGGACTACGGAAAAATCCGAACATTAATCCAGTCACTGGCTGACTATGGGTATCCTATCCAAGTCGTTACAGCTGACCGTTATCAATCAGCTGATACATTAAACATGTTTGAAAAATTGGGGTGGTCTGTGAAGTACCAATCAGTGGATGTATCTTCCGAGCCTTATTTGTATGTAAAGCAAGCATGTATCGACCAACGGCTTAGTTACTATGAGTATCCAGTGTTTATAAAGGAGATGAGTAACTTGGAATTCGATATAGATAAAAATAAAGTCGACCATCCTATGGGTGGTTGCTGGGTAGCCGATACGAAAGTTAATGTAGTTGGTGTCGGCGAAGTTACAATGCTTGACTTATATGAAAACTATCAAGACAAGGAATTCGAAGTTTACAGTGTGTGCAATCGAAATATACTCAAAACTACCGCTAAAAACCCAAGACTGATAAAAACCGACGCTAATATTGTAGAAGTTACGCTGTCCAACGGGCATGTAGAAAAATGTACACCAAGCCATTTATGGTTAACCAGTGATGGTGTTTATGTTAGGGCGGATAAACTTAATCGTGGTGATGTTTTGATGTCATTTTTCTCTAAGGAATTGGTTGTTCCTGGGTATAGTAATTGTTTAGCTTTTAGCTATCAAGACGGCTTTTATAAACCTGCTTATAAGTTTGATTTAAATAACAATTGCTTGGTTCACCAAAAATCACTATTTCCGCTGGAAGCTAACGGGGATTCTATGCCTTATGATAAAATATTAGCTACAGGTCATACTGTTGTGTCAGTGAAGAAGGCGGGCAAAGCTAATGTTTACGATATACATGTTCCGATTTTAGAAAATTATGCGTTGTCGTCGGGCGTATTTGTGCACAACTCAAAGGACGTATCAGACGCAGTCACAGGCGTTGTTTACACGTTAATGAGTATGAAAAATACTATTATGAAAAAAGCACAGGTATCGGTGTCTACGCTGTATGCAGGCGACGATGATGGTAAAGCCACAGTTCGAGAAGGTGCTTTGGAAAATGCTTATATACGTGACCCAGGTAGTGTTATTATACGTGGTGATGTAAAAATAAACATGGATGTTTTAGCTGACGAGGTCATTAAACGGTTGGAACAGTTAAAACAATAGTGTAGTTTTTCAGCTAATTTGCTAAAATTAAGGTTAAAAGAGGATAAATTATGTCGCTATACGGAAAAAAAGTTAAATTAATGGCGTTGTTCGGACTGGACGCTCATGTAGACTCTGGTCAGCAATTCGAGTATGCAGATTCTGAAAAGCAAGAAGATTTCGCTGCTGGTAGATTACGCTCAGATATCTTGCAAATGATGTTGCGGATGCCCAAACGCCGTGTAGATAGATATGCTTTGTTGCGTGACTTAGACGAGGGTTTAGCTGCTTCTATCCTGAATTTATATGCAGAAGAGGCTTCACAGGGAATCCGCGGGTCCGCTCATGGTGAACAGATTAGAGTTGCGTGCAAGGGTAATGAAAATATAGCCAATGACGGTAACAGACTACTGCGTAGGTTAGGGCTGACAAATAACGCTAAAAATTTCATGCGTAATATCGCTAAATTCGGTGATATGTTTTACAGGCTGTATCTTAAAGGCGATAAGGGTGTCGAGCACGCTGTTATAATGGATAGACCAGAAGACATAAGTTGCGTAACAGATAAATTTCGTAGAGTTACGGGTTATAAACAACAAAATGAAGTGTATGTGCACCCAGAGGATACTGTTGATGCTGATAAAACTGTATCGGACCCGTGGGACTATATACATTTTGTTAACGACACTCTGTTAGAAATTTTACCCTACGGCGCATCGTATCTGCACGATTCCTACAGGTCGTTACGCCAAATAATCATGTCCGAAGATTCCATACTATTATACAGATTGTTAAAACATCCCGACAGATTTCTGCATACAATAGACACAGGAACCGCCGATGTTATCGACCAAAATCGAATAGTTAATCAGTGGGTAAACAACTTAAAGCGTCGCCAACACCACAATCCATCGGCTAGACTTTTCGAATACCGTAATAACCCAATGACACCAACTGAGGACATATATTTCGGAAAATCTACTGGTTCGGAAACGTCTATCCAACAGCTACAAGGTTCCAATAACGCAATGGATATCCATGACTTAGAGTATTGGATTAACAAGTTTTTCAGTGAGGTCAGAGTTCCGAAAGCGTTTATGGGGTTCGAAGGTGACATAAATAAAGCTGGGACTTTAACATCACAATCTATCCGATTTGCTAGAGCCGTTGCTTCGCTTCAACAAGTATTTAAAAGAGGTATAAGGCATTTACTGCAAATACACTTTAGAGTAATGGATGATGATGATGATAAAACACATGACTGGCAGGTTGAGGGGTGTGACTTCGAGTTAGAGATGGCTTATACATCAGGTTTAGCTGAGTTGGATTGGTTGAGTTTGCTTGTCCAGCGGTCTGAATATGCAGATAAGCTGATGCCGTATCTTGCTAGTCCTTACGTTAATAAGTATGAATTGTTAAAATATATTTTTTCGTCTATTATTGGTCTGTCTGACAAAGAAGTCGACCTTATCTTAAGGAAAACTCCTCAACTAGAAGCTACCGAAGCAATGATAGCACGCTTACCGCATTTACAGAATCTTAGAAAATTACACGGTAAAGGCAACATGCGTAGTGAAAAAGACATCGCGGTAGAACTTACAAACGGTGTTCCTTTAGACAAAGTTATGAAGGAAATCGCGTGGTATTTAGATGCAGCAATCGACTTAAACAACCAAGCTAATACACCGCTTACTCCCTTCGACGTCGGTGACCAGGGTTTGCCGTCCAAAAAGTTGGTAATTGCGAAGGGTTAACCGTTATGTCATAGTCAGGGTGTCCAAAGATTAAATACATCAACGTATCAATATCTTTCTTCTCAGTTATCCGATTAATTATATCTTTCTTTTCTTGGGTTTTAAATTTCTCTGTTCGATGAGTGTCTACATCTGCTACAACACATCTATCTATCTGACGAGCAAGTTGGCGTAGTAGTCTAACCTTAGCTATGATTTTCTTGTCATTAGCATGGCTACGGGCGGGGTATATAGAAAAAGCATTCGGTATAACAGCGGTTTTTCCGTGGTGTAATCTTTTAGTAATAACCTCGCTTAGCTTAAGCAGGAAAGCGTATGCGTCTGTTGTAGAAATTTTCAACTCATTAGCTATATCCATAGCTGTGTCCAGCGAGACTATATTTTCATATGTTCCTTTTATTTGCAAGTCTTTTAGCAAGCTAGCTATTTCAGGGGATGCAACCAGTGTTCCGCGTCTAATCCCAGCTTTAGCTTTTCCTAAGTTTATCGGCGACACGACGTGCTCGGGTTGATTGTCCATTAATAATTTTCCTTTCAGCCTTATATATAGCGGGGTTAGCCAGTGATGCCCTGTATTCCATTTTCCGTGATATACAATGAGGACATACATTACACCCGACGCCCCACGGGAATTGTTGGTTAGGATTTTCGTAACATGATGTAGTTAAAGGTATGACCTCATCTAAGTCGTTAGTTACCAACCAATTGAAAATTTCTTTTTTTGTCCAAGAACTAATTGGGGATACGATGTTTATTGTGTCGGTGTCGGGAACGCCGAGGTTTAGTGCGTATAAAAGGCTGTTTATGAATGAAGCTGACGCGTCTGGGTAACATACAGCAGGGTCGTCTGATGTTGTTCCAAGTCCAGTGATGATAGTTCGTGATTCAGTTCTGGTAAGCACATAGTTAGCAGCGGTGGCTAAGAATATCGCGTTTCTAAACGGGTAAAATGGTGAGTCGCCTATTCTAAGAATATCCATGTCCAGCAAAATAATTTCGAGTGTCATACCTAAAATGTTTGCGAGCTTTTCTGCTATTTCAGTTTCTTCCGGCGGTTGTCCATAATCGAAAATTATAGCCATCCCATGTTTGCCACTTTCTTTATACAAGTGTGTGGCGACAAAACTGTCCATTCCTGACAGTAGTGAAATAAATTGGTAATCTTTGTGCATAAATTCCTTCCTTTATATTGTCAATAACATAATGCTCATAATTGTATTGACAGTCAAGTTATAAAATGGTAAAAAAATAACTTATTGTTATTTTTTCTTAAAAATGTTGACATTTTCGAAAATAAGGTGACATATTCTATATTATCCTGCTTCCACTGAGAGTTTTTCACCACCTGCGTTAGCGTCTTTATATTTTACTGACCGCTACCTTTTCACTGCATATCCGTTTATGGTAAAAAAGCGACCCGTAGCTCTTATAAACTACGTTCAGAAACTATTT